AATACTACACCGGCCTCGTATTTATAACCTGAAGACCCTGATAATTACAATTTTAGTCCCTCCGTGTTTCTACAGTGTTTTCTAATATTGGGCATATTACACTTTTAGTCCTTATATGCATTTTCCATTTTAGTTTTCAATTTCTTTTATTCATTAAATTATATATTACAAAATAGTCCCTCCGTGTTTTTAATCGTACGGAAATATTATCAGTTTTAGTCCTTACGCATAAATGAACAAATTTTATTTTTTTTTTCATTTCATTCCTTCTTGTTTTCAAGAAGCAAAATTTTTCTAAGTATAATGCCGCTGCGCGGCATATTTATTTCAAATTCAAGTTAATGATATTGTCGTTATTAGTTATTCAGACAGTTAATTAATCCACATAATCATCACATCTCATTTCCATATCATGGTGTTTAAGACAAACACCACAAGGTCTACAAGGAATTACATGGACTCTATCACTGCTAATCTTCGCCGTGTCAGGGAGAAAATTAGACATAACTACTACATGAATACAATTAATCATAGGAGCCATAAGAGGCTCGTACTTATTACTAACTACTAATCTATCCTTAAACATCTCTATTAAACTGTATTGCAGATAATCCTTCTTATCACGAGGGATATCAAATACAATGTTATTCCCTAAACACCCTATATACTGGTAGCTGACGTTGTCTGCAGATCCTCCACGAGTGTAGAACCAGGTCCCACTTCTGAAGAGATCGCGCGCGAACGTCGATTTTCCTTCTCCACCATTGGGTCCATAAACCCAGAAGATAGTGCGGTCATCTGGGTCCCGAGAAAGGAGCTGCTTCAGGCGCAGTTGCCAAGATTTCAAATTTGAAATTTGAATCTCGGGCGCGGATTTCTGGAATTCTTCCTCCGCAATCTTTGCCTTCACTCTCCGATACACTGCCGGATTTTCTTCCGCCATTCGTACCGGAGATCTAACGACAGCGTCCCGTTGTCTCCTTTTATGGGATCCAGCAGCACAGTATTCCCCAAATTCAAAAGGCCCAGAAACCCTAGTTTCTTCTTTCATGCAATAATCGCGGGCTTCATCGGTCTTTCGAGCACGTTGTTTCTCCAGGTGAGGATTCAGGTCACCGAAGACAGATTTGATTTGTGAAAGGGTTCTCTGACCCTTACATTGCAGATAACCCTGCAAGTGTCGACGCTTGGTCGTAGGAGATTCCTCCTCCTGCCAGCAAGCGTAACTGACAGCGGTATTCTCAAACAGAGGAGTAAGGTCGGGGGCAGTAGACGAGAGGAAGAAAACAGTGAAACACCACCATTGGGATTTTATAGAAGGCATACTTACAGAGATGAACTCACGTGAATCGCACAAGGGTCTCTAGGTCGAGGTCTCGAGGCCGGGT